CTTGCCGTTGCCCTTGAGCTTGGCCTCGCCCTCCTTGTAGGCAGCCTCGATAGCAGCCTTGATCTTGGCGATGGTCTTGGTGTCGGACTTCGGGATGATGAGGCTCACGCTGTACTTGGGAGTGCCTCCGTTGATGGACTTCGGCTCCCAGACGTTGGCATAGCTCCAACGGGTGTTCTCGCCGGTGATGACTTTCATGGGATTCTTAACAGTTGCGTTTTTAGACATAATCTTGTCCTCCTTAATTTTCACTGAAATCAGATTTTGCATTGTTCATGGCCGGACGCTTGTCGCTCTCCGGCACGAGAGTAGGTTTGCCCTGCGGCTTCTCAATGAGGCCAGCAAGGACTTCTTCAAACCGGGCTTTGCCGAGGAGCTTCTGCATGGCGGTGACACCGAGGAGCTTCTGCTCATAGGGATCAAAGCCTGCCTTGGAAACGGCTGCGGCGACGGCAGCATCGTTTACGTACTTGCGGTTGGAGCGGCCTTCGACGAGCTTCCAGCCTGACCACTCCTTGCCAGAGAGAGCCTGCTGCAGGGCGTATTCCTTGATGTCGGAAGCCCAGCTGACCAGCTCATCCACTTTGCCGAGGATGACCTCGATCTCGGTATCCGTAAGCAGTGGCGGGAGCTTGAAATCATGCTGCGCGAGCTTCAGGTTTGCCTCAGCTCTGGCGCGACATTCATTCTTGACTTTGCAGAAGCCGCACCACTCGCCGCACAGGAAGTTCCCGTCACCGGTAAAGGCCAGCTCTGCGGTTGGCTTTAAGACTTCATCCGCCCAGCGGTATAGGTCGTCCCTGCTGATTTCGTAGGTGCTGACGTTCTGACGCCTCGGCTGGTAGATAGTCATGGATACCTGATCGATGTCGTAAATGTCATCGAAAAGCTCCAGAGCACCGAGCGCGTAACACTGCATCTGCGTATTCTCCTCTGCGGATACCAGAACGCCAAGGCCATGCTTATAGTCGATCACCCGGAGCGTGCCGTCCGCGATGATGATGCAGTCGGCGGTTCCAAAGCCCTGTTCTACCCAGCGGGAGAAGTCCACACGCTGCTCGATAAGGACTACCGGGTCATCGCAGGTTTCCTTGGCGGCCTCGACCTGCTCCAGCACGTATTCGGCATAGCCACTCGTGCAGTCCTCCATCTCCTCGGAATACCACTTGAGGCTGTCGGTCGGATCGTCGGCAGGCATACCGAGCGCGGCTTTGAGTTTGTACTCGCCAAGTGCGTGAGCGTCGGTGCCTTCCGCAGCGTAGTCGCTTCCTTTGTCCTCATAGGTTTCGCAGAGTCTCGCCGATGGCGGGCAGTGCAGCCACCTGTCGGAACTGGATGCGGACAGGATCGCGTGTGCTTTAGCTGCCATTGCCGATCACCTCCGCGTCCTGAAGCAGGGCTTCATAGTTTGCCGAATCAATCTCCGAGAGCTTAGCGGCACCGTACTTTTTAAGCAGGGCGCGAACATCTGCGGTATGACCGGCGCGGGACTTCTCGGCAAGGACGGCTCTTACGTCCTCCAGCTTCAGCTCCGGCTTTGGCTCTTCCTTGGCGGGTGCCTCAGTGGCCTTTGCCTCGTCGTCTCCGGAAAACTGCTGGTAGAGCCAGTCGGCTGCAGCATTAATAGAAGCAGCAGCGGTGCGGAGCTCTTCGATGGTCTGTGCCATTTCTGCCATCTTTGACATTCTCTTTTCCTCCTTCCTCGGATTGGCTTGCGGCAAGGAGTGAGAGGTTCCTTGCCAGTCTGGCGGATACGTGGCTGATGGAATTCAGGAGCTTGATCTCCTCATTCACGTTGCCGCCGGTGTCTGCGTAACTGCGGTACATCATGTTCACCTCGCTTTCTGAAGGCTGTGTTCTCTTGCCTTCACCTTCCACTGGAGATGAACTGCCGATTTGAGCGGAGGATTTTATAAAAAATTTCCGACCACCATCCGAATGAGGGACAGTGGCCGGAAAGGGTGTGATGCTTACTTGTTTTCGATCTTATGAAGCTCGGTGTAGTAGCGCTTCATCTGGTCTGCAAAGGTGCGCTGCGGGCGACCGAGGGCTTCCGCAATCTTACGGTCTGAAATCTTCGGATTGTCGAGGCGCATCTGGATAATGCGGTCTGCGTCCGGGTCAAGCTCACGGAAACGGGCGATGAGGTGCTTCAGCAGGTCTCGGTCAGCAGTGATATCTTCAATAGAAGGTTTGCTGTCCGGGATGTAATCGCCGAGGGTACCATTGCCGTCCGGGAGCGGCTCGTCGAGTGAAACAGTATCAGGAGCGTGATATTCACACAGATCGCATTGTCCGTCGCATTTCCAAAGATAATACTTCGGGCACATGCAGCGTCCGTGATACTGCTCACGTTTCTGGGTAGCCCAGATGTCCGGATAGAGGGTTCGATACTGCTCCTCAGTGATAGGTGTGAGTGTGACCTTGTACGGATTCTCCGGGTCACGAAGTGGAAAGAAACGCTGTTTGTCATTGTTTTTCTTAGAATTTTTCATTTTAACCTCCGGTTTTCGAGTGGTTCCCGAACCGGAGGTCTCACGAAAAAATAGCGTGGAAGGCCGACCGGAACGGGAAATAAATCCGTTTCAGTTGCCAACCACGCTCGTAGGTTGGGTTTATTGACTTGTACCCGCTATAGCCGTTCGAGCCACTCTGCATGCCGGGTGAGCGTCTGTAGCGGTGAGCCTTTTTACGCCTTGCTCAGGGCATTGACCGTTATCTGAGATCCGCTTCGATGGCGTATAACTCGCTGAATACGTCCGGCAGATCACACGGATTCAGGTCTTCGACGCTGTGAGCGCCGTATCTTTGAAAAACAGAGTCGACCACAGTCGATCCAACTTGGGAGCTGATAATAAACGCTGATTCTTCAAGGCTTGTGATATAACTGTCTTTTTCGTTGGTTGTCATTTTTTTTGCCTCCTTCCTCGCAGCTCCCTTTCCAGTAGGTGCTGGTGGTCATTCAGGCTTCACTGGAAAATCCGTGGCCAGCGGATTTATCAGCCTGTCTATATTTTCGTTGATTTCTGGTCGGGATTACATGGAGCGGACTTGTAGGATACTTGGATTTGACTTGTACTTTTTAGCTAAAAATCCCACCTTTGACTTCTCCAAGTTTAGATGTGGAAAAGTCACAGGTGGGATTGAAAAACACATAAATCTGTGATATAATTAAAATATCGTCTGTATTTTACAGGTACACATTACCTCACAAGATGCGCTGTTAGGAGGAAAAAGCATGAGCTACAGCTATAACAAGTTATGGAAACTACTGATAGATAAAGGCATGCTAAAAAAAGACCTCATGGCCAAAACAAAGATTACATCTTCTACAATGGCAAAAATGGGAAGAGGAGAAGCTGTGAGCATGGATGTTCTTGGACGAATCTGTTCAGAGTTGGAATGCAACATTGGAGATATCGTCGATTATGTGAATGAGGGAAAATAATTCCGAGAGGAGGGACTTGGCTGTGACACTTTGTTTTGCAGCACTCATCAAAGTATTAAAAATATGCTCCAAGCCGAAAGTCTACAACAAGACCCTCTGTGGAGCAGTAGCAAAAACAATTGATGAGTATTACGGGAATATATTAGAGGCAGATGATGGCACGGTCAGCCATCTGCTTTCTTGTGATTATAATCTTTCTCCCGAAAACATAGTGGAACCGGCTAAGACGGTAGCTTTTTCAAAAGTTTCAAAGGGAATGACGAAATTTGTGATTCCTTTACTTGATGCCGATAAACTTCCGCTTGGGGTTCTTGCGCTGCGCAGCATGGCTCTGTCCAGCGTGAACGAACCTGACGCTGTAATCGGCCAGATTAAGAGGACTGTCTTGGAATCAGCGACAACATTTGATCCGGCAGACTTCCTTGCGAATATTTTTCTTTATACAGCCGTTGCTGTAGAGAATAAATCTGGTAAGGACACAATTGACCTTGTCGATAAATTCTACGTGGAGGGCTTTGAAGCCCAGCGTGCTTCGATTCGACTGGAATCGGATACGATAATTGAGCCAGTAGAAATTGACCGCACGTTAAAGGACAGCGATTTTGATGCTGTATTCCGTAAAGTACAGTGTGACGATGATCCTAATTTGAAAAATAAGAGCGGACTAAATCTCTACTATTTGGACATTTCAGATTCCGCATTCGATTATATGGCGCTAAATGAATACCTTTTTGATAGCGTCGGAATGTATGTCTATTCCCGGACGCAAATGAAAGAGTTCGAGGATAAGAAAAAGATCAGGAGTGTAGGCGCAAAAGCCCTGCGCCTGATGAAGGCTAACGGAAAGCCTGATGAAAAAGGCACTGGAAATGAACTCGGAGAGATGCTGTTGTTTGCATTTCTGGAAGACGGACTGCATGCGCCTAAGCTGTTAAGTAAGGTAGAAATAAGCACTACGGCCAGACAGTTCGGCAGCAAGAGTGATTGTGTTCACCTGCTTAAGAGAAAAGTGAATGGAGAGATTAGCTATCAGCTGGTTTTTGGAACATCGTGTATAAACGGGAAAATTACGAACGCCATTGACAGTGCGTTTGAGGTGCTTGCAGCCATAAAAGGTAGTCGAGTAAGAGAACGGCAGATGGTTGACAGTACTCTGTTTAATCACACTTACGACGATGAAACAACAGAGTGGCTGCGTCAGATACTGGTGCCAAGTAAAACAAGGCAGGCCGCACCTGACATGGCTTTTGGTGTTTTTATTGGCTATTCGATTGACGTAGAAGCGGACGATAATGACACTTTTAGAGCAGAATGCATGGAGCAGATGGAGTCTGACATTAAGGCAGCAATTCCTTATATTGAGAAGAAGGTCTCTGACCTTAATCTTGGCATGCATTCATATTATTTCTACTTCCTGCCGTTCAATAACGCGGAGGTTGATAAAAAACAGATAATGGATGAGCTGCTGCTGGGAGGTGTGGATTAAATGAATGACACCACTGGCACACTTGGCCATGCAATATTTTCTGGATTGGAAAAGAACGAATACCTCAACGAAATTTACGATGCATTGCTGCACAATGATTTCCTGCGGCTGTTTCACATAAATGATACGGCAGCGAAGGAGGTTAGCACGGAAGATGCACTGCGGTTTGCTGACTTGCTTTCAAAGTCTATCAATACAGATCAGTCAGAACAGCATCGTTCTCTGGCTCAGGAGATTATTACTCTTTTAGATATGCTGAATCCCGATGATGAAGAGATCCGGTACGTTATGGGTGCGGTGCTTTCGAGCACGAGTAATTACCTTGGCCTGCAGCATAGCGTTCCTGATTTCCAAGAGAATAATGTTCTTGACCGTTTGTCAGATGAAATTAACAGAGATTACCTGCGGATTCCGTCGCAACAGAACGGCTATTTTCTTAGATCACAAAAGGCTGTATACGACCACATGACTGAAGATGATTATTTCAGTTATTCCGGCCCGACATCTATGGGTAAGTCTTTTGTAATGCGAACGTTCATCCGGGAGCGAATCAAGAAAAGCCCGGATTGCAACTTTGCTATTCTTGTGCCTACAAAGGCCTTGATAAATGAAGTGTCAAAGGAAATAGCTGACAACCTCGGAGAGCTCCTGCGGCAGTACGATTACAGGATTATCACATCAGCGGGAGCAATGATTCTTCAGGACAAGAATGAGCATAGATATGTGTTTGTGATGACTCCGGAGCGTATGATGTACCAGCTGATCGGTTTTAAGGATATACCGATCCACTACTTATTTATAGATGAGGCACAGAATATTTCGGAGAAAGAAGGCCGCAGCGCGTTTTACTACCAAGTGGTCGGAATGTTGAATCGTTCAGAACTGCGTCCTCACATGATATTTGCGTCACCACATATCCCGAATCCTGATATCTATTTGGAGCTAATTCCGAGTGGCGTTCAGGGTGAACGTTCAGAAATGACCTCGTTGTTTACTCCGGTTAGTCAGGAGAAGTTCTTGATTGATTTACAGGAAAGAAAACTGGGTTACTACAATGGACTTACAGAAGAATTACATGTAATTCATTCCTTCAAACAAGATAGAGACCTTCAGTCGTTCATCACAGAACTGGGTGAGGGAAGGAAAAATCTGGTTTACTGCAATGCAAAGGCAAAGGTCGTAAAGTTTGCCCGCGAGTATGCAGATACGCTGCAGCCGCTGGATGATCCAGACCTGATTGCACTTGCGGAGGAAATCCGAGAGCAGGTACACGAAGATTACTACCTTGCAGGTACCGTTGAAAAGGGTGTCGCATACCACGTCGGTTATCTACCAACAAGTATCCGACTGCGGATAGAAGAACTCTTTCGGAAACGTGACGGAGGCATTCACACCATCTTCTGTACCAGTACGCTGCTGGAGGGCGTGAATCTTCCTGCGGATAATTTGTTTATTACGGATCATAAAAACGGATCATATCCGATGTCGGCGGTCGAGTTTAGGAACTTGATCGGACGTGTAGGAAGAATTCAGTACACGCTTTATGGTAATGTTTTTCTGGTTTGTCTGGCGGATGATGATAAGACGAAGCCAGAAAATTATGTGACATTGTTAAGGAAGGACGTCGAGCCACAGACACTTTCTATTATGTCCATAAGCGACAGAGAGAAGGAATATGTCCTTGAGTGCCTGCGGCAAGGTAAGACAAAACTTGAAAAACTGAATGATCAGACGAATGAGCAATTTTCGCTGATGCGGAAGGCTGCGAACATCCTTCTTAGAGACATTATGCTTGACCGGAGAGGCCGTGTACGCAGGGAGTTCGAGGAGAAAATGACGGCAAACGATCCTGTTCTTATAAAGGAAATGTTTACCGGCAGGAAAAACGAACCGGACGATGACATCAATGTTTCTGTGGATCAGATTGATAAAGTCGTAGCGGCTATTGAGAACGGTTTGGATTATCCCAAGGTGAACATATACGGCTATGTTGGGTTCCAGCCGACATTGGAGTTCCTTGAAGGCCTGTGTGATGCATTCGACTGGGAAACCTACGAGAGCAGCACGCTTGGACGCGTGAATAATAAGGGGAAACATTCAAATCTCAGGTTTTATGCCACACTGCTGACTCAATGGCTCACCGGTAATGGGATCAAGTACATGATTGATCAGGCCATATCGTATAAGAAGGGAAAGAACATTTATATCAACGGAGAATCAACACCGTTCGATGATGGCGAAGAGCATAGGAACAAGGTGATTGAGGACACGCTTAATAATGTGAATGATATCATTCTGTTTCGGTTGTCGAATTACTTTATGCGTTTCTCGACCGAGCTCAAGAAATATCGCCATCGTGACTTCTTGCCGAACGATTGGTATGAGTACGTGGAATATGGAACCACGAATAAGATATGTATTCTGCTTCAGAAAAATGGCTTTTCTCCAGAAACAGCGACATACATTCAGAAGCATGAGGATATGTACATCATAAGAACTGACGAGGGTGTGAAGGTATCGCTTTCCTTGCTTCAATGCGAGCGGGCTTCTGTAAAGGAAGAGGCAAAGACGGTGCATAATAACATGCCGGAACTATTTGAAGAATAATTTTGTTCTAAAGATCATGAAGGAGGCTGGGGCGTGGTTGTAGAAAATAGCACATAGGTGCATTTCTTTCCATCTTGGAGATAACGAATCAAAGACAGCATTTCAAGCAAGATGGTGGAAATCAGGATAGCAAGAACGATTGGAGATGCATAACATAACCTGCCGTAAAAACGGTAGGCTGTATCTCTCTAAGCACAACACAAATGGAGGAAAGAACTATGATTTACACACTGGACGACTTCATCAGGGAGTACACAAAAATCTGCGACATGGGCTGGATTAGAACGCATAGGTCTGGCCCGACTGGTATTGGAAAGACGTTAGAAGATCTCCTTGGCATTGTTGAGAACAACATAGACGGCCCAGATTTTGGAGATTATGAGCTGAAGTCATGCCGCTTGGATTCTAACAGCATGCTTACTATCTTCACAAAAACTCCGCAGCCGCAAGGAGCAGCCAACACTCTGAGAATGACTTTTGGTTATTCGAGCGATGCATATGACAATGATGAGAAAGTGCTTCATTCTACACTTTCTGCAGACCGCTTTGTGTCCATTGCAGATACAGGGCACAGTCTGAAAGTGTCTTGCGATGAGACCAAGATATCTATTATCGCCGAGGACGGAAAAGCGTATGCGTACTGGACGAGAGACCAGTTAAAGAAGGCTTTTGAGAAGAAATATAAGAATAAGTTCGTTTATGCAAAGGCTCAATCAAGAGGAAGTGGAGCAAGCGAAGAATTTCGATTTGTTGAAGCATACGAAGTGTCTGGGTTCAACTATGATGCCTTTGTAAGGCTGTTAGAGCAAGGCAAAATATACATTGACCTTCGAATCGGGCAATATCACGGTGGAGCTAAGAATGGCCAAACGCATGATCATGGAACAGGTTTCAGGATCAAAGAAAACGACCAGCCTTTGCTGTTTAAGATTAATAACAGAATTGTATAGGAGGTCAATATGGCCGAAAGACGGATAATGGTATCTGGTGATTTGACTACAGATGCTAAGTTCAAGGAAGCGATGGAAGAAATAAGGGATCGCGGCTTCATAGAATCACACCGTAAGGGTGATACTGGCATCGGAAAAACACTTGAGGACGAGCTTGGTGTTGAGGAAAATTCTGTTCAGGCTGCTGATCTCGGCAGGGTTGAACTGAAAGCTAACCGGAAAAATTCCAATAGCAAGATCACATTATTTACTAAATCGCCAGACAAAAGAGGTGTTAATAATAAGGTTTTAAGAGCCAAGTATGGATACAAAACGGAAGAATCAAGGGAATTAAATCCAAATATTAACATATTACACACTACTGTGAATGGTAAGGATTTTAATTCTTTGGATGGAGAGCCTTTTATGAAGTTAACAGAGAAGGGCGATAAGATTTATTTAGAACATGCCACTGATGGAATTCTTGAAGATGCATGCTGGAGCAAGGATAACCTGAAGAAGGCATTTGATAAAAAATATCCAGCTAAGAAAATGTATCATGTACAGGCAGATTCAAAAGTTGAAAATGGAACCGAGAGTTTCCACTATAACGAAGCATATAGTCTGGAAAATTTCAGTTCAGACGATATGGTAGATTCATTGATGTCTGGTGATCTGGAAATGGATATACGTCTTGGGGTTTATGCGTCTGGTAGTAGAAAAGGTAAACCTCACGATAATGGAACTGCATTTAGAGTTTCTCCGAATAAATTGGATGACTGCTTTGATGAAAAAAAGAAGTTGCTATAAGTTTTACGCACAATGAACGTAAAAAGAGGAACTGCGAAATTCCTTCCAAGGACGACTCGCCCTAAATTTGCCCTGAAAACAGGTTGATTTCAGGGCAAATTTGTGGTATAATAAGATGACCGTCAAATTGAAAGGAGAAGATCATGAAAAACGACCTTATTTATCTCGATACTTACACGCTTCAGCAGGACATGCGTATACGTTTACCAAAGAGCGTACTGTCGAACATGAATATTGAAAAAGGGAAAACTAAGCTGGAAATTTATTTTGATAAGGAAGATAACGTTCTGGTGTTGAAGCCGGAAAGCTCGCAGGAGGATTCCCTTGAAAAAGATTAATGACACTCACGGAATACGGATCGAGCGCATCTGGTCAATGCCAAATAAGAACACCTTTGAAATAGCTCCTATTAAAGCTTTGCTGGAGGAAGAGGTTGATTTAAATAAATATTGGATTGATCCTTTTGCAAATAGAAACAAGATAGCGAGCGTAACAAATGATTTAAGCATGGATTACGACACGGATTATCATTTGGATGCGCTGGATTTTCTAAAGATGTTTGAGAATTCATCGGTTGATGGGGTTTTATATGATCCGCCCTATTCCCCACGGCAAGTCAGCGAATGCTATAACGATGTTGGATATACGGTTACTTGGGATACCACTAAAGCTTCGTTTTGGGGCAATCATAAGCGAGAAATATCTCGAATAGTTAAAATCGGAGGTAAAGTAATCACTTTTGGTTGGAACAGTGGAGGAATTGGGTACAAGTATGGATTTGAAATTGAAAGGATTCTACTTGTGCCACACGGGGGCTGGCATAATGACACGATATGCACCGTTGAAGTTAAAACTCATGAAGGTGAGTTTCGCAAAAAGAAAACGGAGGCTATGGAAAGGAAAACTGAGATGAGTAAGATGACTCAAAACGATGAAATGCTAATAAGCAAATTAAAAGAACTTCCGGTTGACTACTGGGACTTCCGTGAGGATGATACAAAAGAGTTTACTCATGGCCTTCATAATTATCCGGCGATGATGGTTTGCCCAATTAGCCGGAATATTATAAGACTGGTAAAGGAAATACAGCCGGTCAATGCGCTGCTTGATCCCTTTGCTGGATCAGGTACAGTGCTTGTTGAAGGCATGCTTAGTGGAATCGGAATAGTTGCGGGTAATGATATCAATCCTCTCGCTTTGTTATTAACTAAGGTGAAGACAACAGCCATTGAGAATGAGCCACTAAATAAAGAAGCAGATGAACTGCTTACTCGTGTAAAAATCAGAAGAGAAGCGTTAAAGGAATCCTTAGATTCTGTTGATTCATATGTGATTGAGACGCTTGGATTGGACGTAGCAGGGAAAAAGGGCTGGGGCGATGAGGCTCCTAAATATTTACAGCAATTTTGCTATGAAAGAGGACTTGATGTTACAATTCCGGATTTCAAAAACCTTGGATATTGGTTTCGGCCTCGTGTGATCCTTGAGCTTTCTATACTTAAATCGGAAATTGAAAAGATCGAGGATAAGGATATTCGAGACTTTATATTTATAGCCATGAGTGAGAGCATAAGATTTGTATCAAATCGACGGAACGGAGAATTTAAGATGTTCCGTATGCCAGTTGCCAAGGTTCAAAAATATAATCCGGATGTTTATGGCGAGTTTGAAAAAATCCTATATAGGAACATAGGTAAAATGCAGGACTTTTGCAAAGCGCTGGAAGAAGCGGATGCACATCCGGATGTGTCTGTTTTCAGAAATAATACCTGTACACTTGAGGATGTTCCTAATGACACATATGATCTCATTGTAACTTCTCCTCCATACGGAGATAGTCGGACTACCGTTGCATATGGAGAGTACAGCAGACTTTCTCTTCAGTGGATTAATTTGTTCGAACTCACGGAAAAGGAAATCATGGGTGTCGACAGATCGCTTATGGGCGGGAAAAAATATCGTAACGGCTTCGAGTTTACCTTGCAAAGTGATACTTTGCGTAAGTCACTTGAAAAAATTAAAGATGAGGATGTTGAACGGGCTGGAGATGTTTATAGCTTTTACGCTGATCTTGATGCGGCTATAAAAAGTGTTGCTCTGAAAACTAAATCTGGAGGGTACCAGTTTTGGGTGGTAGGTAACCGAACGGTTAAAAATGAATTACTTAAAACCGATGTGATTATAACTGAACTTGCTCCACAGTATGGGTTAACACCTATATATACTGTCGATAGAAACATTCCTAATAAAGTGATGCCTTCACAAAATTCACCTACGAATGTTACTGGAGCGACAGGCGCTACGATGACAATGGAGCACATCATAGTTCTTCGTAAAAACTGATTGGAGGCTTGAGGATATGGCAAACGAGCTGCAGCCTTTGTCGCTGCTTTTTCAAAATAGATTATTCCGAATACCGGACTATCAGCGCGGTTATGCGTGGCTGCAGCAGCAGTTGGCGGACTTCTGGGAGGATTTGATTAATCTTCAGCCTGATCGTTATCACTATACTGGATTACTATCACTTAAGCCGCTGAAAAGCAAAGAAACTATCAGCTGGGGCGAGGATTTGTGGTTGGTGGAGAACGGCTACAAGCCTTGCCATATCGTTGACGGGCAGCAGCGCATCACCACGTTTGTCATTCTTTTGAATGAGATTGTTGGCTTTGTGCGTAGTTTGGAAGAGAACAAGGATAAATCCGATAAAGAAATCACCCTTGGCTATGAGACGGTTGAGGAGATCGTCTCGAAATACATCTGCCGGAAAAGACCTCCGAACGGAGTGGTGACGACATACCTTTTCGGATATGAAGTGGACAATCCCAGTGCTGAATACATGAAGTACAAGGTTTTTGAGGAGCCTTATTCCGGTGCGGTAAACGAGACCTATTATACGAAGAATTTGAAGTTTGCTAAGAACTTCTTTGCCGAGAACATCAGGAAGCTGTACGAGGAGTCTGGAGAAAACGGCCTTGAAGCAGTGAATACTATATACAAGAAACTCACGCAGAAGCTGATGTTTAATCTTCATGAGATTGATGACGATTACGATGTGTTCGTGGCCTTCGAGACCATGAATAACCGTGGTAAGAAACTGACGAATCTCGAACTGTTGAAGAACAGATTGATCTACCTTACCACTCTCTATGATGATGACATATTTGACGAGAAGGACAAGACTGCTCTTCGCAAGAAAATAAACGATGCTTGGAAAGAAGTCTATTATCAGCTCGGAAGGAATAAGAGTGTTCCGCTTTCTGATGATGACTTCCTGCGTGCGCATTGGATTATCTATTTCAGATATTCCCGTAAACGTGGCGACGACTACATCAAATTTCTGCTGAGCAAATTCTCCTCGAAGGGCATATTTGAAAAGACGCCGGTGCTGGTAGAGACAGAGACCGAGTCTGTTATCAGCGATGATGTAACCGATGCGGATGATGTGGAGACTGTCGAAGCGGAGGAACCGGAGACCATAGAAGTTTCTAAGCTCCAGCCAAAGGAAATCGAGGACTACGTCAATAGCCTTAAGGATATGGCAAAGTACTGGTACGATACCTATTTCCCGTTTGAAAGCGTAAATCTCACACCAGAGGAGCAAAAGCGGGTCGATAGACTCAACCGTATCGGAATTGGTCATTTCAGGCCGCTGGTTACTGCGGTTATAAGCCGGAGAGATATTTCCGCAAATAGCAGAATAAAAATCTTTGATGCCATTGAGCGCTTCATCTTTGTCGCTTTCCGCTTGGGCAATTTCAATGCCTCATATGGCAGCAGCGATTATTATCGTGCAGCACGTCAGGTTTATGTGAAGGAAAAGAATGTTGATGAGCTCTGCAAGGAAATCTATGACAGGACTACAAACGATATAGATTTTGCCACACAGAACTTTGTCACCAGAATCGAGAAATATTTCTCTACTGGTAATGGTTACTACGATTGGAATAGCCTGCGATACTTCTTCTATGAGTATGAGAGCAAGCTGGCAGAGAAAAACAATATAGACCGTTTCTGTACATGGTCAATGTTTACGAAATCTGAGAAAGACAAGGTTTCTATCGAGCACATCCTTCCTCAAACACCTACGAAGTATTACTGGCGTAATATGTTCCGTCAGTTTAAGGATTCAGAAATCAAAATGCTTTCCGGAGCACTTGGAAACCTTCTCCCTCTATCCCAGAGCGTAAACTCTGCCCTGCAGAATGACAGCTTTGAGGACAAGAAGCATTCTAAAACCACAGGTCGCCGTGGCTATGAGAACGGGTCTCATTCGGAGATAGAGGTATCCAAGCTGCAGGATTGGACTGCATTTGAAATATACAACAGAACAGAAAAGCTCCTCGTTTTCATGCAGGAGCGATGGAACCTGCAATTCGACGAGGAGCAGTTGGGAAAGCTAATCGGCATTTCGTTTGTTAAAGACGGACGTGAGATTCCGGAGGAGCTGGAGGAGGCATCCACAGCAGCACCAGAAACCGAGGATAGCGCTGATGGCTCTGGCGATGATCAGAAATTGCAGTTCTGGACAGCTTTCGTGAACTATGCAAATGAGCGTGGCAGAGCATCTGATATTGCTAAACAGAAGGCTTCCGGTCGTACATATTATGATGTTCATATTGGAGCTAATGGATACCACCTGTTCTTCTCTATTCCTTATGGCAAACGGATCAAGATGGGTATCTACACCTATAATGTGGATACCTACAATCGCCTGAAGGAATCCAAAGACCAGATCGAGGCAGAATTTGGTGAAGGCCTGAATTGGGAATATTCAAAGCCAACAGGGCAAACACGATCTATCGTCATTGAAGAAAAAGCTGACGATTTTAATCCGTCGGAGCAGCCGAAGATATTTGATTGGATCATCGATCATTTTGACCGGATAACAACAGCACTCTCTCTGGCCGGAGAGCGTCTCAGTCTTGGTGGCGATTCATCGGAGACGAGGTTTGAAATTAGGAAACGCTACTGGACATATGCCTTGGTTCAAATCCACGAGGCTCACGGCAATCCCGGCTCCTTCAGTAACGTCAATCCATGTACAGATAACTGGATAAATGGCTTCTTTGGTATCTGTGCTGCGTAGCAAATTTTGACTCTGCCCGCAGCGAGGTGGTATTTGCCAGAGCCGAGAAATCAGAGAACAAGGCAGCCTTTGATGCACTCTATCAGCACAAGGACGAGATCGAATCGAAGCTGGGAACAGAGCTCCAGTGGAATCGTGGAGACGACATAAAGTCCTCGAAGGTGTTCATTCAACTTGATAATGTGAGCATTGAAAATGAGGACGACTGGCCTCAGATGGCACAGTTTCACGCGGATTGGTCAAAGAAGTTCTACGATGTGATTGTGCCGTATATTACGATGGATTGGCAATAGGCCGTCAAAATGAGGTGTAATGATGGCTAACTTAAATTCAGAGAACACACGTGTCGGACGTAATTTTCAGGAATTCGTGCAAAGGGTTCTCGGTGAAAAATACAATACATATTTTGAACTGGAGGCTGCGATAGCTATTGGTAGTCCTGCAAAAGATCATAGGTTTGATCTTGCAAATACCGATAGGTCTATTGTGGCTGAATGCAAATGCTATACGTGGACTGACTCAGGGAATGTTCCGAGCGCAAAGCTGATGGGCTTGGATGAGGCAGTATTTTACTTTGACTTTCTGCCGGTCGGAACACAAAAGATTCTTTGCATGAAGGAATCTGTATACAAGGGAAAAACAGAAACGCTGGCGGATTACTATGTTCGTGTCCACGGGCATTTGCTTGGGGATGTTTCTGTCTTTGAGATTTCGGATGATGGAGTCATCCGTGTGATACGAGATGGAAGTGCAGATCAATCTTTTTAAGGAAACCATACTCTTTTAATCAGTTTAAGGAGGATACAACATTGGCAAAGAGCTTGATCATTTATTTCAGCAGAGCTGATGAGAATTATGCGGTCGGTTATATCGACAAAGGCAATACGGAGATCGTTGCGGAATTTGTCCGCGATCTGACTGGCGCTGACATGTTTAAGGCAGAGCCTCTTATTCCCTATTCCGCTGATTACAATACCTGCATTGAGGAAGCAAAGAAAAGAGTCGGCAATGCTCCGATCAAGGAGAGCCTTACCGATATCTCTGCTTATGACACGATTTATATCATGAGTCCAATTTACTGGGGCACCTATGCTCCGGAGTTGGAAACGGCAATTAAGGATTTGGATTTTACCGGAAAGAAGGTGCGCGTCATCACCACGCACGAGGGTTCCGGTCTGGCAAGCGTTGTCCGTGACGTGAAGAAGAATTGCAAGGGTGCTATTGTCGATGAGAAGGGGCTCGCCATTAAGGGTTCTCAGGCGAAGAACTCGAAGGCTACAGTCGAAAGGTGGCTGTAACGGGATGGCGATTCAGATTATCACATATCAGGAAAAATATAAGCAGCAGATCATCGACCTAATTCTGGACATCCAGAACAACGAGGCAAAGATCAATCTTTCGCTTGAGGAACAGCCTGATCTGCTGGACATACCCACCTGCTATGAAAAGGATGGTGGCGAGTTCTGGCTGGCCGTTGAGGGTGATACCGTCGTCGGTACGTTGGCCTTGATGAACAAGGGAAACGGGAATGCGGTTCTTAAGAAGGGGTTTGTCAGAGCGGATTACCGGAAACAGGGCATTCTCGGAAAGCTCTATGCGACGCTCCAAGAATTTGCAATGGAACAGGGCTTGAAGACCTTTGTTTTTGATACTCCGTCCGTGGCCACGAACTGTCACAGCTTTTTTGAGAAGCGTGGCTATCGGCGAATAACAAAAGATGAGCTTCCTTTCCCGTATGAATACCCAGACAGGGATTCGTATCTGTACATGATCCAGCAGTAGAGTCGAGTGGATGGGAAATCACAGCTTTTCGGACATATTCCCTCAGAGCGAAGTGTCGAGGCGATTGGGAAATATGCGCGGCTGCATATATAGTAGGGACAGGCACATCGACCTGTTTCCGAGAACTGGAGCGGAGAGGAAATATTTGATAATCTTGAAATTCTAACATCCGAAGCAGGGTTAGAGGAATTAATGAATAAATATTCGAAAAGAGATGCAATAAATTAAGGAGAGGTTATAATGAACAAAGTAAATATAAAAGATAGTCAAAATTTTATTACTTCAAAATATCACATAGAAAAAATAATGAATTGCATAAGTTTAGATGAAAAAGATAACATCTTTGAAATAGGTGCAGGG